CTATTGCTGTAACTAGCGGTGGTTCGGGTTATACTACAGCTCCAGCTGTTATTGTAACAGGTGGTGGTAATGGTTCAGGTGCTATTGTTACCGCAACAGTAGTATCTGGAGTTATTACTCAATTCAATGTTATAAATGGTGGTACAGGCTATACATCAACACCAACCATTATTGTAGCAAATTCATATCAAATTTACTCAGATCCAATTTCAGTTGCTAATGACTTTGGTGGATCTAATGGCTCTGTTGAAACCACAGTAATGGCTCAAGCAATTTTTGCTCAAAGCCCAAATATTCTTTCTGGTGGCGGCCAATTAATTATTTATGCGATGTCTTCTTCAGACACGCTATCAACTGCACTTACCACATTATCACAACAAGTATATTTTGGCGGTGCTGTATGGGCAGGTTATTCACCAAGCAATTCAGAAATTGAAGCAGCTGCTACTCTTAATGAGTCTTTCTCACCACCAAGATTACTTGGTGTTTCCAGCGGATCTATTTCCGATCTTCAATCAGTAGCTGCAGGTGGTACAGGACTCTTTACTACAATTCAGTCTGCTACTCAAAAGCACTCGCGTATGATGCTTTATACGCCAGTTGATACATTCCTTGCAAACGGTTACATTTTAAATGCTCGTACTGCAATGGCTGCTTATATGTCGCGTTTAATGTCTACAAATTTCTATGGTACTAATACAACAAGTACTATGAATTTGAAGCAGCTTGCTAATATCCAAGTTGATCCAAACATTAGCCAAACAGTTCTTAACCTCTGTCAAACAGTTGGTGTAGATGTTTATTGTAACATCGCAGGATTACCAGAAGTTATTTCAACAGGCGGTAATGATTATTCCGACAATGTTTACAATTTAGGTTGGTTCGTTGGAGCTAACATGGTTGCTTTATTCAATGCTTTAGCTGGTACACCTACAAAGGTTCCACAGACAGAAGCAGGTATGAGCACTTTAAAAGCTGCTATGAATGGCGTAGCAGTACAAGCAGTTGCTAATGGTTTCTTAGCTCCCGGCGCATGGACTAATTCTTATACTATCGGTGATCCAGTTGCATTAAATCGTAATATCGCTTCAAACGGATATTACATTTATTCACAGCCAGTAGCTAACCAAGCTCCAAGTCAAAGAACCGCTCGCATTGCTCCACTTATTCAAGAAGCAATTAAATATGCTGGCGCAGTTCAATCCGTATCCGCAGTCATTTACGTTAATCCTTAATACTATCCTACCATGGCTTTTATTTCAGTCTCAGGTAATGATACAATCATTATCAACAATCAGCTCCTCACGGCTTTTGCCGATGGGGATAACGCTAAACTAACATTCCCTAACGAGCTTGTAACTGTTAAGCCCGGTAAAAATGGCAATACGCTATTTGCAACTATGGCTGCAGGTCGTCTTGGTGAATTTGTAATCAACCTTATCCGTGGTAGCAGCGATGATGCTTTCTTACTCACGCTTCTTCAGCAGCAAGAAAACGATTTACCATCATTCAATTTACTTGATGGCGTATTTGTAAAACGTATCGGTGATGGAAATGGTAATGTATCTAACGACACATATTCATTAATCGGTGGCGTATTTACAAAACGTTTAGAAGCTACTTCAAATGTTGATGGTGATACAAAACAATCTGTTGTTGAATATCAGATCAAATTCTCTCAAGTAGGTCGTCAGATCACATAATTCTTTCCTAATCCCCAATCGCCATGAAAGAAGTTAAATTATCATCAGGTGCTATCCTCGGTCTGCAAATGGCAGATTTCGAGGATGGTACTGCATTATATCAAACCCTATGCGCGGAACTTGTAGGAGTTCAGATTCCAATGCAAACCACAGATTTAAAATCTATGGCAGGCATGGACATATCTGTTCTCAAAGACGCGTTCCTAAAACTGATGGCTTCAAAAGCTATTTATTCGCAGGTTTGGAAATGCATGAACAGTTGCACTTATGCACCTGCAGGAACAGAGGCTCCACTCAGAATCTTGAAAAACACGTTTCAAACGGAAGAAGCTCGCAAAGACTTTCTTCCAGTTGCGTGGGAGGTGTTATCTTACAATCTCGCCCCTTTTTTCGAAAGCCTCGGATCTCTGTTTCAGGCGCAAAGCGGAGTAGCAGTAACTCCTCAAGCGTAAAGATTGAGAGTGAATTACCACTCTCTACCTTTATTGCTCTCAGGCTTTCTAAAGAGGGTTATGGAACTCCTCTTGAAATCCTGCGGATGCCAACTGATTTAATTTTAGACACCCTACATTATACTATTGCATTAGCCGAATACGAAGAAACTTTAATACAACTTAATAAGGATAAATCATGACGATAGGCGAGCTACTTGTTAAGTTACGTTTTTCAATAACCGGTGAACAGAATCTATCTGTAATAGAAAACCGTCTTCAAACTGCCGGTAATCTTGCAGGTGCATTAGCTACACGTTTAACAATAGCTACTACTGCCCTTGGAGTAATAGCCTATAAAGCATTAAACGCTTCAGTTGCCTTATCTAAATTCCAGCAAGTAACAGGAATCTCTTCCAGAGATTTACAACAATGGCAATATGCTGCAGCCAAGTTTGGTGTAGCTGGTGATGAAGTAGCTACTACTTTTAAAAATATTGAACAGGCTCAAGCAGGTATTGCTTTGGGCGAAGGTAACATTGCTCCATGGCAATTACTCAATATTGACCCAAGACAAGACCCAAGAAAAGTTCTTCTTGATATACATGATCGCATACAAGGTATGCAACCCGCTATGGCTCGTTTTGTTACTAGCCAAATGGGTATTGGCGAGGATATGTTTGTTTTCTTAAGCCAAGCTAATATTCAGTATGGAGAATTAAATAAGAAGTTTGAAGCCAGTGAAGAAGAGAATAAGCGGCTGATGGAATTAAATGGCCGTATAGAACAATTTAAAACTAAGCTTCTTGATCTAGGTATTAAAATATTTTCTCACTTTCAAAAGCCACTTGAAAAGTATTTAGACTATTTTGATAAGTGGTTAGATAAATTAACTGATAAACAGATAGATCAATTTGCAGAATCTTTTGTAACTCTTGCTCAAGATGTCGGGTATCTTACTGCAGCTTTAATAGCATTAAATGCCGCAAGTTCTGCTTTTACTATTGGTACTGGATTATTAAAACTTTTAAGTTTCTTTGGTGGTGGGGCTGCTGCAGCAGCTGGTGGAGCTGCCGCCGCTGAAGCAGGAGGTGCAACTGTAGCGGGCGAAGTTGTTGTTGCTGAAGCTGGTGGTGCTGCAGTTGCAGGAGGATTGGCTGCAGCTGGATGGGCAATTATAATTCCATTAATGGTAGCCTATGCTGTCATGACTGCTAAAGCTATGAAATCCGCAGTAGAAGATAATACTTCGGGTCAATCATTAATGTATAATGCTAAAGTAGGATCTTTTAGTTCTTATAAAAATCCAGAATCAACTTCTCAGATTACAGTCAATGCTCCTATAACAGTTAATGGTGCAACCAATCCACAAGAAACAAGTAAAGCAATATCAGATCACATCACCAAAACTTTAGGCAGAGTTAATGTTCAAACTCCTCAAGGTTATGGTAAACCTGCAACACCTTAAAACTCATGGCTGATAATATAATACCTTCCGAAGAGCAGGGAATATTTGTAGGTCTTACAAATACACCTGAAGGTGCTGCTTTAGTTACTCCTGAAAATTTACCATTAGGCGTAGCGGGTTTTTTATTTGATATTGAGGGTGAAGATGTATTTGAACTTCGTTCTGATATTACTGACCACTATATTGAAGATAATACTACAGTACAAGATCAGTGGGGTCGTTTACCAGAACGCATAACTTTAAATGGTTACGTTGGAGAGCTTGTAGGATATTTATCTAATCCGAACCCACCAGTTACACAGAAAGGTGTTAAGCTTCCACTTCATGCTGCATTAATGCCTTCCATTGCTTTAGGTTTTGGTTTACCTGCATCTACTATTCCTGTTGTAGGTTCTTTTGTAGCTCAGATAGCGGGTAAACTTGGGGCTTCTGCTAATATTGCTCAACAAATTGGTAGCTTTATTACTTCGTCTCAGCCTTCAAATGTATCAGCAGTACCCGGCTTTGTAGCAGCCGTAGCAGCAAGTAGTAGTTTACCTTCATCAGTTACTAATCAACTTATTGCTTATACCTCTCAAGCAGTAAATGGAACTCCAGCAAACTCGGTTGGAAGTACCGTACCTTTTAGTGTTCAAACTACAAAAGGCTTAAAATCCAATTTAAAAAGCCAATTAACTTCTATGGCTTTCCAAGCCGTAGGCTCTTTATTTGGTGGTAGTGCTGCTAGTGCTCAAACAAAAGCTAATACTTTTGCTCAGTCTCAATACGCGGCTAATTTCTTATTATCAGATCAGCCAATAACTACTCAAAGTAAAGCTGCAGCTTCTAATACTCTATATGAATATAATGGAGTACCAGCTGGTTTAAGTAAACAAGGTGCAGCTTTTGATTTCTTTTATCAGCTTTGGTTAAGTGCTCAAACGTGTTCTGTTGAAACTCCTTGGGGTATTATGAGCAATATGGCTATTGAAAATCTTCGTGTTACTCAAACTGAAGATAGTAAATACATATCAGATTTTTCAATTACTTTTAAAAAAATTAGATATGCAAAAAATGTAACTGTAAATTTTAATAATTTATCTGGCAGATGCAATAACATGGTTTCTGTCGATCAGCCAAATTCCAGCGCTAATGTTTCTTTAATTCCTGTAGATCTTGGTACAGTTCATTTTTAAATTCTATGAACGCATATTTAATTCAAGGCATAAATCAAGGTACTACTCAGAATTTCAATCTTTCCATTTCAGATGGTAGTATTGTTAATATGACCATTTATTATATTCCTCAGCAGATGGGTTGGTTTTATGATCTATCTTGGAATAATAATACTTCATCTATTACATTAAATGGTAGGCGTATTGTCTGTTCGCCAAATATGCTTAGACAGTATCAAAACAATATCCCTTTTGGTTTAGGTTGTTCTACCGCTGATAACACAGAACCTATGAATGTAACTGATTTTACCAGCGGCTTTGCAAAATTGTTTTTGTTAGATGGTGTTGGAGTCTTTTATATGGAATCGAATTATTACGCTCCACATGATTAGTAATAATCCTACATATACTTTATCTATAGAATGTGGGCCATATAAACCTGTTATTGGAAGTCCATATCGTGATGCTTCACAAACGATAACTATCCAGTTACCGATTACTTGTGAATTTGAAATACAAAGACAATTTTGGGGTAGCTCACAAACTGCTACTTTTACACTTTATAATTTAAAAGAAAATACCCGTAATCTTTTATATCACGATCAGTACGCTTATTTAGATAGAGCTAATATTCAATTCAAAGCTGGATATAATGGTCAAGAGGTTTTGCTTTTTAATGGGTGGGTGCGGTGGGCTTATAGTAAAAGGCCGGGTAGGGATTTTTTAACCGTTATTGAGGCTTTCGATGGTGCTCATGCTTTAGCTAATTCTTTTAGTAGCTTCAATGCTTTACCAAGAACGTCATTAAAGAATGTTCTTTATACTTTAAATCAGGACTTTGTTAGCACTTATAAATTAGCTTCAACCCCGCTATTTGGTAATATTCCTGACAATACGTCTTTTACTAATTTAAGACCTTTAGCCATGTATGGCCCTACGGCTAACTTATTAAAGGCATTTTTGCCTATGTCAGTTTCAGCTACAATCGATTTAAACCAATTAAAAGTATTGGGTTATAATGATGTATTAGATTTACCTGAGATACTTATAGAAGCTGAAACTGGACTTCTTGAACCCCCAGAACGCTCTGGAGCTATGGTAGTAGCTAAAACGCTATTTAATCCACAGGTTCAAATGAATCAAACAGCTAGATTAAATAGCGTAGATAATTCGATTTTTAACCGTGTTTATCAAATAAGAGGCTTTAGCCATAAGGGCCTTATTTCATTTTCTGTTGGTGGTCAACGTACTACAACATATAGCCTTTGGTATGGTACAGAAGCTCTCCAATATATACCCGCCCCACCGACTTTAACATGAGTACTTATCCCACACCTACTCAATCCCCTATTCAGCCAGATGAAAGAGGGCTACAACTTTTATTAAAAGATGAGCTTTCTAGGGATTTAAACTGCCATCAAATAGGTATAGTACAAGCGTTTTACCCTGATACTCAGACTGCCGACATTAATATAAACATCGCAGAGGTATATAATGGGACTCTTATTAAGTATCCCACCCTATTATCTGTCCCAGTAATAATCCTTCATGGTGGGTCTGGAGCTATTACCTTCCCGATTACTAAAGGGGATATATGCCTAGTTCTTTTTAATGATAGGGATATGGATAGCTGGTATACCTCAGGTCAAACAGGTAATGCCCCCAACACTACACGAACTCATTCTTTATCTGATGGAATTGCTTTAGTTGGCTTATTTTCTGGTAAAAACCCATTAAGTACTTACTCTTCAACCGATACACAATTAATCGGCTCTGGCCCTATAACTTTATCTCTTGGGTCAGGTAAAGCTAAATTAGCAAACAGTACTACCGACTTACTTACAACTTTAACTTCTTTAATATCAGCATTAACTTCTTGGCATAATACTGACGGTACTACTCCAAACCCAGCTACTGTGACAGCATTGACTAATGTTCAAACCGCACTTAATAATTTGTTGAAAACATGAGCATGATTTTTAGAGCAATAGATCCTGCTACTGGGGATTGGAATTTTGGTAATGGCCTTGGGAGTTATCTCACGGATGAGAAAGCTATTGAGGTTAATATAGCTACGGCCATTAGGTCTTTTTACAATGATGCTTTTTGGAACGCTACCTTTGGTATTGATTGGATAAATCTATTAGGTACTAGAAATACACAAGCCACGATTAAGATTCAGCTTACTAGCTTATTATCTAACTGCTATGGGGTAGTTAAAGTTAATTCAGTATCTACTTCTTTAAGTAGCAGTAGGAATCTTTCACTGACTTATAATATCAATACCATCTATTCAACTTCAGTTACTAACTCTGTAAACGTCTTAAATTAATATGTCCACCAATTCCATCACAGCCTCGGGGCTGACTATTAAGAGTTTATCGGATGTTATTAATGCGATTCAAAATGGTGAATCGGGATACCCCGGCCTTTACCAGATTTACGGCCCTACGATTAATCTTAATCCTAATTCACCAGATGCAAATATGGTTAATATATTTGCTTTGGCTGTAGAAGATACGCTTGAACTGCTTCAGCAAATTTATACTTCCATGGATCCCGATCAAGCGATCGGTGTTACTTTGGACAGTCGTTGTGCAATTAATGGCGTTGTTCGTCACGCGGGTACATATACACAGCAACCTGTATTAGTTACTAATACTTCTTCAGTAACTTTACCGGGCTTGGATTTATATCCTACTACTGCTTTTACTGTTTCTGATGGTACTAACCAGTATCAGCTTTTAACTACAACTACGCTTTCAACTGCAAGTAGTACTTCGTTAATATTCCAAGCGGTAAATATGGGGCCAGTTCAATCTAGCCTTAATTCTATTACTTCTATTGTTACAGTAACTTTAGGAGTTACCTCTGTAAATAATCCTAACCCTTATACCAGTCTTGGTGTAGCACAAGAAACAGATTCAGCACTTCGTATTCGCCGTTCATATTCTGTAGCTCAACCAAGTAAAGGATACTTAGCAGGATTATACGGAGCGTTAATAGATATAGATGGAATTAATTATGCTTCTGTATATGAAAATATAACAGCTACTACAGACGTTAATGGAGTCCCCGGTCATTCCATTTGGTGTATTGTTTCTGGTACTAATAATTCTACAGTCCAAACAGAAGTAGCAAATGCTATTTACGTTAAACGTAATGCGGGCTGTGGCATGAAAGGTAGTATCTCTATAAGTGTACCGCAACTTGATGGTACTAATTTTAGCGTTTTGTTTGATTATGCTACAACTCAGCCCCTGTATTTTAAATGCACGGCTGAAGCAATTACTGGATCAATTTCTGATACAAGTATAACTAATTCAGTTTTTAATTATTTTGCTAACTCTTATAGCATAAATCAAACAGCAGATACTACCTCAATAGTATCTTACATAAAATCTCAATACCCTAATGTAGTTATTAGCGGTGAAGCAGTTTCTAAAGATGGTACAACTTGGTCTACTACAGTAAGTCCTACGGCCATAAATTATCAGTTTATTATACCATCACCAGCTAGTACCTAT